AATAAAAGAACTGAATCAAATTGCTTTAGAATTTAAAAACAACCCAGACTCTCTATCAAAAAAAGCAAAGACCCTTAAAGCACAAATAGACATAGAAGTTCAAGAAGCCATTGAACAAGAGAGAGAAAAAAACTTAGAAATTAAAAATACTGCTGAAGACGCTTTGCGATTTGTACCCAGAGTTAGAGAATTAGAAGAGTTTTTTAAGCAAGGTTCAGATTATCCAACTCTTAATGAAGTAAATGCAGAGATAAAGATTACTGACAGATTTATAGAGCAAGAGGAAGATAAGGAAGAACAAGACCAAGATAAAAATGCATTGAGGGACTTTAAAAAAGACCTCGCTGATTTGAAAAAATTCCATGAAGCACAGAACAATTTACAGAAAAAATTATCAAGGGCTCTTACTTCTCTTAAGGACATTGTTCCCATAGAAAGAAAAATGAAAGAAATGCTAAGTAATTATTCTGCCGATGAAGAGTTTAAATCGGCTATTGAGCAATTAGGCATTGCTGTTGCTCTTGAATCAACAAAGGATATGAAAATGTTCCCAGATTTACAGCCCTTACTTCAAGATAAAGAAGAAAAGACATTAAAAGAAATGTTGGGCGGGACAGAACTTGCGCCACTATTAGAAGACAAAGAAGCATTTAAAATATTAGAGCAGTTTGACGAATTTATTCAAGCAGTAGATAATCTTGATGATGGTTTTTCTGGTCTTGAAGAAGACTTTGAAGAACTTGCAGGAAAATATAGTAAAATTAAGTCTTTATTTGAATAATTGGAGGAAGAAAAATGAGTTGGGACTATTATGAAGAAGGCATAACCTTTGAAATCAGTAAGAAAGAAGCACCAAAGAAAAAGATTCTTGATTCTTTGGACGGCAAGCAAAAGAAGCGACTCAAGAAGACCCTTCAAGCCGCCGAACCCACGGAATTTTTCGGCCAAGACTTCACCAAGTTAGGCGAACTGATTGAGACTCTACGAGAACTTGACCTCACCAAGTCCGATAAGAAGTTGAACAAGAAGATGAAGTCAATGGATGAGCGCAACATTGACATAGTGGCTACTGCTACGAAGTTGCGTAAGGAATATGAGTTGCTTTACCGACAACTCCGAGATTTAGTTTATCCACAGAAAAAGAGAGATGATTGATATGGCAGAAGAAAATACAATTAATGAAGAAATGCTTCAAATTATTAAAGCATTAACTGAAAAAATTGAGAGTTTGGAAAAGGCAGTATATAACAAAGATAACCTACTGATGAAGTCTGGCTTTGTTATTGCTGAAACACCTACCCCAACAATTGATAGTTTGGGTGCTTCTTCCGGCGTCAATGTTGATTCAATGGAGTGGTCGGACATTCATAAAATGGTTGAAAAGGCAGGTGGTCAATAATGCCAGAAAGAGTGAAGAAGGAAGAGAGAATCATTTCAATGACTGTTGAAAAAGCAAGACAGGTAAAGGAATTACTTCGTGAATCCATGGAAGGAAACCGCCTACCCGATGAAAAAGATGACAGAATGGAACAGGTCAAGGTAAAGCGACCAAAAGCCGAGAAGGATAAGACCAAAATTGAGAACAATACTGGGACTCATTCGGGATATGGTTTGGCTGGCGAATCAAATTGAGGTGGCTAAATGCGCCTCTCAAACATTGAGAAGGATAAGCGTCCTTCGGAAGAGATTCTTCGTTTGTTTGAGAAAACGAGGGTGGCTTACCTTTCTGCCGCCAATGACCCCAATGAATACGGGAATCGTTGGCGTAAAACCGTGGATGTCATTATTGAGTCCTACAATGACTTGGACTCAGCCGCAAATGAAATAAAGGATTTTATTTCGGAAGACCTCATAGAAGATGATGACATCAAAGACCCTTCCTCGCTTAAGGCAAAGGAGTTATTTGAAGCCATTAAAAATTTGCGCTATGCTTCGGATTTGGTAGATGACCCATTCGCAAAGCGTTTCAAAGGCAAGGTTTTGGAGGCATTACTTGAAAGTCCCGAACAGATGGTCAAGTTTGTGCATTATGCTTTACGAGAAGACAAGGAACCTCTTCCCAAAGAAGTTTATGCAATTAAAGACATGCAAGAAGACGATATTACCTATGGTTTAGAGGGTCTTGACCTAGAACCAGACGATATAGCCCTGTATATTATTGAACATTACGGGGATGGAAAAGACTCCAAACGAACAGAAAGGGCTGTTAAAGCCGCTATGGAAATGTTAGACTTGTTAATGCTCTCAAAATACGATGAAGGCGACTTAGATGACCTAAAAGATATTGAGGGTGTAGAAACCCAAAGAGAGGCAAAGGCTCTCTCTACAATTAAAAAGGAAAAGAAATCAGAAAAAGAAAAATCGCTGTCTGATTTTATTGTTCCAAATAAACCTATGTATAGAATTTTTGATATTGATGACATTAATCAACTAAAAGGTTTTAGTGGAGAATGGTTTGTTCAAGAAAAATACGATGGTATGAGAATTCAACTGCATAAGATTGATAATAATGTCAAGGTATTCTCTTACAATAAAAAACTTATTACAGATAAGTGCGGAGAAATTGTAAAGGAATTGAAGGCTAAACACTTTGGCGATTGCATTCTTGATGCAGAATTAATTCTTTTTGATGGGGAGGAATCCTTGCATCGGGCCGATACAATCGCCCATGTGTTTAAAAATAAATATCCTAAAGCAACCCTCAAGTGCCATGTCTTTGACATTATGCGACATGAGAATCAAACGCTTCTTGATGAAGAGTTAGAAAACAGAATGACAATTATGTTCAACAATTATGCTCAACATTCAGCCGATGTTCTTAAATTCCCCTCAAAGAAAGATACTCGTAGAGCAGATAATCTAAAAGATATTGCTGAATATGCAGAAAAAATTATGGAAATGCCTACTTCCGAGGGAGTCGTTATCAAAGATGCTACTTCCACCTATTATGTAGGAACAAAGAAGAACCCCAAGTGGATTAAGTGGAAGAAGTTTGTGGACTTAGATGTTGTCGTTCTTGACAAGAAGAAGACTAAAAGCAATCTATATTCTTATACCGTGGGTATTGGGCCTGTTGAGGAAGAAAACAAATTTACACAAGAAGTTAATGGCATCAAATACATGAATGTGGGTAAGGCCCTCAACACAAAAATTTCGGTTGATGTTGGTGAAATTATTCGTGTAAAGGTTGATGAGGTTAAGAATGCTGGTGATAGATATACTCTTTACTCCGCAAAGGTGATTGAAGTCCCCGAAGTAGAATACCCAGATAAAATCATCACTTTAGAATTATTAGCACAAGATACTAAAAAGTCTCTAAACTATTCTATTGAAGGATTGAAGAAAGGCATCACAATTACTGACCATATTCACGGTACTGCTACCATTATTTGTAAATCCGATATGAGTGGATTTACTGTTTATGGTTTTGAAGAAGACAATCTCATGTCAAAGAATGCCATCATCAATTTAGACGATTGGAAATCTCAAGCAGAAGAAATCATGAAAACAAAAGCAGGGACATTAACTACTGCTATTACAAATTATCTTCAAAACATGGGAGCAAAGACCGTAAAGCAAGTTCATAACTTCTTAATGTCAAAACATAAAGGTCTGTATGAAGATGTTGTTGATGGTGGCTTACAGGGTCTTAAAGAATGGGCAAATGCAAGAGAACATATTGAATTTAAAGAAAATAAATTGCATGGAGATGCTATCCTCAAAAGACTCTTAAAATCTCCAGTTTTAATCCATAGAGATGCCGAGCCAGAAGAAAAGGAAATTGAGGATATTACTATTGACTATTCAAATAAAGATGGTGAATGTTGTAATAAATTAAAAGAGGCTGTTAAAACAAACAGAATACTGGTTCTTGATGTTCTTTCTGACGACTATGGCACTTATGAAAACTTTCGTAATAACATAGTAGAAGAAGAACAGAGCAATTGGGCAAAAACATATGAAGAAGAAGTTAAGGTCATAGAAGATTCAATAGATATTTTAGAGTGTGATAGGTTATTAGGAGTGATAGATTACTTTCTCAATAATAAAGTTGGTGATGTAGATTATGGCCCATTAGAACAAGCCTTAGAAGAATATCAAAATTGCATTCAAGGTGATTCTAGTTTTACAGACAAATATGCTATGCTTAAAGCAGAATATAAAACACCAGAAAAATACCGAGAAGGGCAATTTAAGTTATACTCTCGCAAAGATGACAATCTAAACATGGTGATGAAACTTGGTGATGAGACAATCAACTGGTTAATTGATGTTCAAAACGAAGAAGAAATGTTTGACCTATTCGGAGCCGCAGGAAAGTACCCTGCTGAAGTTGCTCAAAACATTGACAGAGAAAAAACAGTTGATGCCGGAACGGTCAAGTTAGGAATACAGAGAAACGGCTACCATGAATATTTCTTAGAAGGGAATAAGTTTGAGACGAAGTTTCATGTGCGATACCTGCCGGTTGGTGAAAATAAAATGTGGCTTGCTTGGACTGGCTATGAACAAAAACCCGCAGATAAAGAAGGCGATGAGGGGTTATGGGATATCTATGAGGACAAATTCGCAAGCAAGAAAATACCGAGATAATCACGGTCTTTATATACCAGATAACACAACGAAGGTTTGTTGGAAATGTCCCTCCTACTCAAGAGAGAACAACTACAAGAGTTTCGGATTCTAAAAAGCGACAACCTAATGATTGGTGGATATGCAAGCATTGAAATTGTTGATAAGCAAAATGATTTAATCACACTCAAAGCATTAAACGAAGCAGTAGATAAATACATGGAAAACCCAAAGTTTAGAAATGTAATGACAAATCATTCAAATGTTCAAGTCGGAGAAGTAATAAAATCATACCGAGACAAAAGCGGAAAGTTATGGAAAACCGAAGTTGATGATGTAGGATTCTTTGTAGTAATTAAATTAAGAGACGACATAGAAAAAGCAAAGGAAATTAACCGAGGCATCAGAAAAGGTTCATTGAGGTCATTTAG